TGTAGTTGCTAAATCTTTAGAATCTTGTTCTGAATAGTCTAAATCTTTCATGGCCTGAAGCCCTGGTGCTAACAAAAGTAAAGATCCACCAGCCGCACCAAAGAGAGCAGGTCCTAGTAATGCCGCGCCCCCGGTTGCAGCGACAGCAAGACCGGCTAATGCCATTATACCACCTACCGCCAATAGGACTCCACTTTGTATTCCAACATCCCCTAATGACATTCCTTTAGTTGCATCGGCAAAAGGAACATAACCCATGTTAAATACAAGCAATCCTAATCCGTTAAGAGCTAATGATAATGCGCCTAATGTAATATTCGACAATCCAAATTTTCCTACTATTGCAGTAGCAATTCCTATACCTGCTATAGCAGCGGCCTGTATTAAAATATCTTTAAATCCTACACCTTTGGGAAATGTAGCAGCAAATATTCCGTATCCTATACCAAAGACACCCACAGCCGCTCCCATAATAATTAAGTTAAGAGATCCCCTCCTTACCGGTTTACTCATTGCTTTAGTACCTAGCAAAGCGACAGCTCCACCTATAAGTACTAATGATAAAACCATCCCTGCGAGTATTCCTGGTTGTTTAAGAATAAAGTATGTAGTAAGAGCAAATGCAGCCATTCCAATACCAAAAGAAAGAATAGCATCACCCATCCTATCAACAGATCTAGCGCCCCTTCTAATGTTCTGTGAAAACTTTTTATTACCAAGAAGAGAAAAGACACCACCCATAATAAATAGAGTAGGTATAAGAATAGGTAAGCCTACAAGACCTATTAAGATAAGGGGTGTTGCTAAAGCCAAACCTGCAGCAAACTTTGTAATAGCATCTCCCATAGAATCCAATGCATTAATCCCTTTTTGTACTTTCTCGGTATTGAAGGATTCAAATCTTTCAAATGAGTTAACTACAAAATCTAAGAATTTATTAACAGCCCCTTTAGGAACAATGCTCCACACTAACATTGCCTTACCTGTAAGTAAAGCACCGTATCCTAACTCCTTTAATGCTGCAGCAGCTTTACCATCAATCTTTCCACTACTCCCCGAAGAATCCCTATTACCTAAAATTCTATCTCTTATCTGTTGTCTCATATTATCACCAGCAGATAATCTAGCAATTTCTTCATGCCTCATTGCCACACTAAGATGTTGGCCTAACAGTGATCTAATATTTTGTAATACTGATAACTGTTGTTGTGAGACTGAAAGTATAGCAGCAGATGTGGCATCAGCACTACCTGCTGAACCCATACCCTTAACGATAAAATCTTCAATTCTTTTAACGCTTTCGCTAGTTTCTTTTGAATAAGCCTCCATCTTAGATAGAGGGCTCATCAAGTCTTTTAGTGTTACGGCTGCCATACTATATTTATTAGAACTTCGGCATGTTTATTTTCGGCATTGATGGAGTTTTATATGATGACATGTTTTTCATCTGTTTTTTCATGCCACCCATATCATATTTATCCTCATATGATGACTGTTGTTTGCGCTCTTCATCATTACGCTCTTTCATTATGTCATTAAACATTTCAAGAGTGTACTCATATTCATAGAAAGGAAGCAAATCCAACTCAGATGGCTGGAGATGCAATTTTTCCAATAATAAGACCCTAACCTTAAAGAAGTTCAGAAGTGATATCTTGAACAATAAAGAGAGCCTTGACGCCGCCGGGAAAGGAAAGCGGAACTGTGACCTCCCCACCACAAGATTCACATGGATAGATAAACTCAGGTTTAACTCCAATTTTCGCTTTTTCTACAAGTCTGTAAATGATTGAAAATTTACTAGCATCCCAGCCTTGAAAATTTGTTATTGCAGAAAAGATTTCTTTATCGTTAAAACCTCTCCATTCTCTTTGTACATAAGGTAATATAGTAAGAGATGACTTATCCCACGATTTACCTTCTTCTTCACGTTTTCTAATCCATGATGTAATTGCTCTCATAACACCGATTGTAGGTGGTGCTAATGTAATCTCTCCATGGTTTTTTGTTGGGATAGTAAAACACTTGTTCTGATAATCGTAATACTTTTCCAATAACTCATCACCTTCTTGGAATTGAAGATTAGTAGTTTTAAGTTCTACAGAATCCTGAGATTTACATGCACCAGTTGGACATGCCTTTTTACCTACTGGCATCATAAGTTTATTTTCACCATTCTTAAATGTTAATTCGCGGATTGCCAAAATTAGAAAGATTCTATCTTCCTCTAAGACATCTCTATATGAACCTCTTTGTGTACCATACATTATCTTAGTACAGTTAACAAGAATAGAATTTAATTTTTCATCTACATCTAAAATGTTATCTTCATCTAATGTAGAAAATTCTCTAATCTCACCAACTCTTGCGGCTCTAATATGGATTTCAAAATCTTCTCTATAAAATTTACCTCTTGATGGAAAATTACCTAAATCTAATTTTACGTAACCTGCCAAAGCCTGAATCCTCTGTATTTCAGGATCGTCTGGTGATGTAATTCCACTACCTCTGGTGGTATCAACCTTACCCAGTTCAGTAACTACGCCATCCTCATTAGTCTTAACAGTGGCTTCAGTATCTTGTATACCTTCAGCTGCTTCAAACTCTTTTTTAATGTTGTCTTCGTGACTACTCATAATTTACTTAATTTTTTGTTAATTGTTTTTCTGGTGATGTCTCCTCTACTATATGCTCAACAATAAGTTGTCTAACATATCTAGAAACTGGCATCGGTTTTGTTTTTGTCTCCATTGATTTTTGGATGATGATAGTATTAAGGTTATCTTCATCCTCAGGAGATAAAAGAACTTGTAACTTTTTTGTAAGTCTTTTCTTTTGTGGAATCATTTCCTGTACGCTTTCATTGTAACCATACTTAGGATTGTCAGCTTTGTATTTTTTAATCCAAAACTCTACTCTTTCCATAATATGACCTAATGACTCATCTGTATCAAATTCTTCAAGAATAGTTTTAACAAAGGCTTTCGTACCAAAATCCTTTATTGCTCTCTTAATGTATTTGCCAGACCCTAAGTTATTAGGATTGTCATTAACTGAATAGCCTACATAAACTTTTCCATTTGTTCGATTCTCTACTTTAAATATCTTCATGATTTTAGATTATGTATTCTATATTATATATTAGGGTAATGACAAAAAAACTGGCCCTAAGGCCAGTTTTATATAAGTTTAATTTGAATTAGGTTCCAGCACCAACATTCTCCTCAACCCAATGATCACAACGATAAGTCATCGTTAAATCAACAGCATCTGGAGTTTCATAACTCAATTCATCTACAAAATCAGGTTGTCCTGTTGGGAATACATCTTTACAGGTAATCTGTCTAAAGATATCACCTGCTCTGTTGTATTGTACAATAATCATACTTCCAACATAATCCCTCTTTAATCCCATTTCGCCGGTCAATGGATCGTAAACCAATTTATACCAGTTACGGAATGTATTGTAAATGTAGTTTTCGTTTGCTTCGTTTAAGTTCAAACTGAAGTTAACGGTGAGATCCATGAATGTCTGCCCTGGCATCCCTGCATATGAACGATCAGCAAATTTATATTTCTGACCTATTGCATCTACAGATGGATTAAGGTTATTCAATCCTCCAATTGTTTTAACCTGTTCCAAGATTAACCCAGTATCATCACCTAGTGGCGTAAACACAGTCACCTCAAATAAATTAGGTTGGATAGGTTCGTATCTCTGACTGCTAGCCCTTGATTGTGTATAATGTGGTAATGGCATAACTTATCTTATTTTTTTATATATTCATCTTTCTTTTCTTATTGGAAGTTACCTGAGCTTATTGCGCCCGTCTTAAGAATTGTAGTTCTTTGAACGAGTACTTCCATTCCTCTTACTGGCTCAATATAAGTATCTAAGATACCAACATTTTGATCAATAACCTCTGGTGTATTATTGGTTTCATCCATAATATTTCTGAAGTCAAATACACCGTCATCGTTTTGAACAGTTGCCAAGAAGTTATCAGCAAGTGTTTTAATCTCCAATCTAGTTTGAGCAGTATTGAATTCAAATAAGTAATTCTTAAGGATTGCCTCGATACCATCTTGGATGTAAATTACAACCTCTCTAACATTAATTGAGCTTAATGCAGATTTAGTAGTCTGCTGGGCAGTTTTGTTGGCAAAGATTGTTGGACCAGTTCCACTCTGGAATACAATTGGATTCAATCCAAATGGCTCCAAGTATTCTCTGTCCTCTTTTCCAAGATTTAATTCTAATCCTACGACACCAGTTCCACCAACAACACCTCTACGAACTCCTGCAACTAATGACCATGGTAAAGCATTTTCATATTTTGCAATAAAGTTATTAGAAATGTACGCGGCAGGCGGTACGTTGATATTCTTTCCAAGATCTCTTACAGTAATATAAGGATAGTAGAATGCTCCCCAGCTTGCACCTTGTGTTTGAGATGGTAATGAATATCTTACGGTTGGATTTTTACTAAGATCTCCACCAGTAGAAATAAATCTAGATGAAAGACTTCCAGTAGCATCCAAGAATGTAGGATCTGTATTATTTTTAAAGTCCTTAGCAGATGGTGCATTCAAAATAGCGAATGCATTTTTTCTACTCTGGCAAAGGTTTGTGTAAATTGCTTTAGATCCACTTTCAATACCGTTTCCAAATGTATCAACAACATAACGGAAGTTAATTACATCTCTATCAGTTAATGCTTTAAATAGATTAGTTCCATTAAGAGTACCATTTAATATAGCAGTCTGTCTTTGGTTTGATCCATCAGGAACATGTTTAGTATTATCTAATTTAAATCCATCTAAAGTGAATACATTTAAGTAATCAATCCATGCATCAATTGGATAGTACAATTCTACCTTTTTAACTCCACCTGCAGTAGAAATTGAAATTTCACTTTGGCAAGTTACTAATAATGCAGTTTTTCCTGCAGGAATTGTGCTGTATTCAGAATTAGTTAATCCTCCTTGTACAACATTAATTCTTGTTAACCTTGAGTGAGGAACATTAACAGATCCTTCAAAGTGTACTAAGTAATTTCCTACAACCACATCAGCAGCATCAGGATCAGCAGCATCAATTAATACTTGGTTAGGCCTAAGAGCAGTTTCAGTTAATGAATCAGCCAAGATATCAATTGAAAGGTTATTTGCACCTTTCAGTGTTTGAATTCCAAAAACGTTTGCACCGTATGCAACAGCGTCAGAGTTTAAGAAAACACCTAAACCATCTAAAGTAAATTCAGCATGAGGTGTTAAGTTATTGAATGCATCTTCCTGGTAAGCAAGAACCTGAACAGAAGGTAAGCTATATGCCGGGTCAGATATTGCAACAGTATCAACAGCAGTTGTTGGAGTTCCTACATGGATATATCCATAATCAATAGCATTAAATACTAAGTATGAAGTATATTGAATTCCACCATCTAAGTATACCGCTTCATCACCGTCAGTAAGTGTACCGTTAGCAAATTGGCTGTATAAAGCAGATCCATAAGAACCTATAATACCTGCAGTTGGATTAGCTAGCGGAAATTCATCAGCAACAAACCCAAAGTCATCTTCATTAATATAGGTATATGTTGCACCAGTAGAATCAAAGTCAGCCGTTGTGATACCACCTACAGAAGAAAGTAATAATGTAACAGTATTACCTACAACTTGGTGAGACGTTACAGGAACATATGTACCAGC